TCTTTTAACGGGTGCCTTCTTTCGTTTGGCCGTACCTTTAATAGAGCTTTCTGCTAATCTTCTGAATCCATCAATAGCTCTCACCATCATTGGATCTGTCATGGTATCCACCATCCGCTCGTCTAAACCAATATTAATGGCAAACTGACGATTGGCTTGAGCAACTTCAGGAGACCAATCGGGAATCAGTTCAGGAACTACTTCATTGAAGTGCTCCACCTGTTTCGTGAATTGCTCTTGTTGTTGCTGACCCATTTGTTGGGACATACCTTGCATTAGATTATCTCTGCTTGCCTTTCTTGATCCGTACTCCTCTTTAGCTTTAGCAAGTTGATTATTCAACTTACCTGCCTCAAAGTCATCGTCTGCATAAGCTTTGTCAACTTTATCTTGAAGCGCTTTAAGGACTCTTTGGTCCTTGCTGTCTTCTTGATTAATTAGTTGAGCATTAACTTGTGCATAAAGTTGTGCCTGCTGAGTTGCGCCTTCCAACGCTTTAGCGTGTTCTGCTAGTTCATCCCCTTTTTTCGACTGGTGTTGTTTCGTTTGATAATTAGCAATAAGCTCTTCCATGGTTACTTCGCCCATCTCTCCGTCAATTTTAACGGGGACTTTGAAATCCATGTCTACTTCTGCATCCGATTCATCCACTTCTTCATCTTGGGTAGCGTCCTCAGACTCATCCTCAACTTCTGCTTCATCCTCTTCTTCATCTCCCTCTTCTTCACCAACTGTATCAGCGTCCTCGTCAACAATGGGATTATCATCTTCGAGTCTTTCTGTCGTTTCGTCAAGTTCTTGGGTAGCCTCATCAGGTTCTAAACCTAATACTTCATCCGCCAACGAGTCAAAATCGAAATCAGCAACTGACGACTCATCCATATTTTGGGTAGCTTCGTTATTTGTTTCTGACATTTTATCTCCTATAATAAGAGACTTTATCACAAGTCTCTGTCATCAATCAATCATCAAAGGTTTGTAATAAAACCTCTTTATTTTTTCTTACAGTTCTTACCGTGCCACCTGTTATAAACAGGTTGCTTTGTTACTTCTCCACAAACCTCGCATTCAATCAACTTATCATTACCAGTGGGGGTAATCATGTTCTCTAGGTTCGCCTTTGTTGTCAACAGGGTGTTAACATCTGAGGCGTAAACGTTCATATTCCTTCCAATTGAAAGGGCTTTTAAGTTAGCTAAAAGCTGTGTCTCAACTTTAACTAAAGCTTGTTCTAATAGTGCCGTATCACTCATTCATCATTCTCCTTGGCATTCTTCTGTTGTAGGATTTTATTATCCTTTGCCATAACGGACTTGTCTATATTACCCATTACAGCTCCTTGACTAATTGCTAACTTATAAATAAACTCTCGACGCTCTGTCTCATAGTGTTTGGTTTCTAACCACTCTATGAACAAGTTGTTGAGTATATCTTCAGTTACCATCGTCATGGCGTCTTTTATTTCTTTACACTGATAGCCCTTGTTGAGGACTCTTTGTGCATCGTCATAAGGAGACACCTTTTTTGGTTTCCCATCCGAGCCGTGTTTATAGCTCGGATGTCTTTTGTAATCTGCCATCAATCATCTCACATGTTGTTACATCATTGGAGGTTGCTCCTGCCCTTGTTGTTGCTGCTGCATCATTTGCTGCATCTGCATCTGTTGTTGAGCTTGTTGCTCCTCCGCCTTTTCCTGTTCCTCTGTGTCTTGATATAAAGACATAAAGTCTACAGGCTCTTTCTGAGGAGGCACTGCCCCCTCTGTTCCCTCTGCCTTAACCTTGAGCTCTGCCCACTCTCTATTAGAATCATCAGCAGCCTGAAGTAGTTGACGTTTGTTGTCAATCTTCTTGTTGTCAGCTTCTGCTTTGATAAGACTAATGTTTGCGGATTTAGTTCCAAGATCAAGATCGATATTCTCTTGCTCTGCTTGCTCACGTATCTGTTGCTTCTGCTGTTGCATCTGCTGAGATTGCTGTTGTGCCTGTTGAAATTCTTGAGAACTAGGATCGTTAAGGAACCTTGTAGGATCCATACCCATATTCTTAAGAATGTCCAAAGCCAAATTGTAAGAAGCCATTGGACTAACATAAGCTTCTGATGTTGGGCTTTGAGCCATTTGAGGAAGTAGCTGAGATATTTGCAATAACTTCTGACCCAGTGACTGGTTTGAGTTATCGCCAATATTTGCGTCAACATCTAGATCCATATTAGAAGGAAGCATCTGTAGCTCTTGAGGAGATACTGAGGCATAACCTTCTGTGCTCTTATATCTAGCAGGATTTTTAATGTTTCTCTTCATCTCTCTTAGCACACCACGACACAGATCTTTAATACCTGTCTCAACGAAACGTCGAGCGATGTGTTCGATACGTATCTGTGCTGCATTCTGAGCGCCAGACATCTTAGCTTCTGAGTTTCCTGATACATATAATGTATCATTAAGACCCATAGCTGTCTTAGTAAGACCAGTAGACTGCTCTTTCTGTAGACCTAAGAACTCAAGCATACCTGCAGTACCAGAACTAATTGGCTCTGGTTGGATCTGTTGAACAGCTCCTGCCGGACTACCATTAGTTGGAATGATCTGCTTAGGCACTGGGTTCTGTAGCGCTTGAAAGTCAACCACATTAGGATCTGCTAACGTTCTGCCATAGTTGCCAAAGTACACGTTCTCTACAAAACCACGAAGGATTGCTGTAGTAGCTTGTGTCTGAGGGCGAGCCATATCAAGAAGTGAAAGACCGTAGAACTCATGTGGGATCTCGATAGGGTTAAGTACGCCTACTGGAATGTAAGATACATCATCCTCTTCAAGAATCGTGTCGCCTGCCTTAATGACATGCTTAAGTTCCGCAATGCCGTCCCCATCTCTATCTGTTCTCAGCCAGCATTCGATGACGGTTATGTTAATATTAGCTTCGTCATCTTCATCGTCTTCTGACGAAAGCCAGTTATCAATACCGGCAGCATCTTTGCGAGCGAAAGATTCGTAAGACCAGTCTGAGCTCTTTAAGCTAGACTCCTCTCCGAGATCTGAAAGATCACCTTTAAACTTAGGCCATGCTTTACGAATGTCTGAGCGAGTCATCTCTGTTACGATACCAACAAACTTAGCATCATTAACTGTTGTGGCTGAGCGATCAATTAAGAAAGACTCTGGAGCGATGTTACGCATCTTAACGCCAGACTTATCCACCTTCCTACGAAGTCTTACATCGTTATATATAACTGATGTAGTTCCGTCAGGATTCACAGAAAGATCCACCTGAAGGTTTAAATCTCCAATAATCTCTAGCTCTGGATCTGCTAACAGCTGGTCAAGGACTTGTTCTTGCACTTCTTCGTACTCTTCTACAAGGTAGTCATAATCCTCTTCCCAACCCCACGTAATGGCACTGTTACCGAAAACAACTGCTGATTTAATCCAAGTGGACAGCTTCGACCAACCGTCTGGATTAGAGTTGAACAAACAATAATTGACTACATCCGAAGCAATCTGGGAGGCTTTTATCGCAGCCATTTCGTTGCTGTATGGGACGAACAATGCTAGTTTATTGTTGTCTAATAGTAACTTGGTTAACAGTGCCGTATATCCTTCAGCTATCTCAGCTGAATCAGATGATACGATTTTAGATACACCCTGTGGTGCTAAATCACCTTGGGGTTCTAAACTCATTTCGTAGATCGCATTCTCTCTACGCTTGCTCATGTCCGATGATCCAGTATAGCCACCTGTAGAGTTCCGCATATGGCGGTCTATAGATTGAACTAACATGTCATCAGAGATCTTTTCAATTTTATCTTTCATTCTCGCTCTCTCTGGTTTTAATACATTTTTTGTAGTGGCGCCATACTGAACATCTTTTCGTAGGCATTGTAAGTTTGTGGCGTTATCTGTGGCCTAGAATCTTGTGAGAATCTATGGACTCCTTCTATACCTTTTAGTCTAAGGTACTCTGCCTTTTGCCTCGCAGTTATTTCTTCTGGGTTTCCAAGGTACGCTGCATCCTTGAACAACTGACCCGCCCTAGGACCAAACCACGTGTCATCCGTTAATCCAACAGCAGCAGCGTCGGCCATAGCGCTCTTCCAGAAAGGATCTTGCTCCATTCTTGGATTGTCCATTATTTGTTTTTTAATAGCCTCTCTTTTTTCATCCGCTCCGGGTTGTTTCATCATAGGCACAAAACTAAGCGCACCCTTATGTCTACTAAAACCGGTAGTACTTGTGTCTCGGTTTAATCCTTTATCTGCTATAGAGACATTACCTTGATCGTCTTGCTTCGTACTGGCAAACCTAGAGCTTAAGAGATGACCGAAATACTCATGGTTAAAGTTCTGTTGCTTCTGTCTTTCAATGTCCAGGTCCCTGTAGTAACTATTCCAGAAGTTGTCATCCAGCATTTCCAGCTTATGAAGTGCTGGAGCACTGTACTGATCAACTCCGGTTTGGCCTAGTGACTTTGACACATTAACTGGGAGTCTGTAATCAGGAGCCACTGAACCAACAGTTACCATAGCGGTCTTCTCCTCTTCTGGAGTTTCTCTTCTAGTACTAAATGTTGTTGGGACGCCTTGATTCATTGTCTCGGGATCCCACCCCATCTGCCAAGCTAGGTTTTCATACAAAGGCTTAAAGAAGTCGTGATCCTTATAGTAAACATCATTACCGTATAAATTGGAGTACTCTCCAGCCCTAGCTTTTTCTTCTGGATGTTCAGCGGTTGAACTGTTAAGTCCTGCCCACTGATATTTTGACAGCCTAGGTATCTTGCCCATGTCGTTGACATTTGAATATGTCTGACCATCAGGATACGGCTGTGACTGTGTTAAGTTTGGACTCCAATTGAATGCCATACTATCTCCTTATAACCATTTGGTGTCGTCTGTTAAATTATTGAGGTTTATCTCACCCCAGCTGAAAGCTCTGTTTGTCAAAGCATGGCCGTGTGTTCTATAAGCCTCGCAAGTTATTGCCAACGACATTACCATATCGTCATGGTGTCCAACGGATGCTTCCGCCTTACCACCCTCTGTGATAATAAAGGTTCGTAACTCACCGAGTAGACTTGAGCATGGGAGCATAATATCCTCGTCCTCAATCATACGTCTAAGATTAGAGATGATCGGAGGTCTTGTGGACACTGTAGTCTTAAAGCCCAAGTGATTGATGTTGTCGCTCACCGTATTAGCTGTCTTTCTTTGTTGATAGATATTAGGATAGTTCATACCGAATAGCTGCTGAACTGTCGCTAAACCCACCGAGTTACTTT